ATGGCGGCGCTCCTGGGAGTTGACTGGGCCGAGTACGAAAGAGCCATCAACGAGTTAGGGGAGGGATGACATGGTGAGGATCGAACCCACGATCGGCCGGGTGGTGTGGTACTGGCCGGCGACCGTGCCTGCCTACGACCAGGGGCAGTACGACAAGACCACGCCCTACACCGCCCAGATCTGCTACGTCCACAAGGACGGCACGATCAACATCGCAGGCTTCAAGCACGACGGCAACCCCTTCATCTGCCGCGGGATTGAGCTTCATCAGGGCGATGATGAGCACCCGGTGAACTGCGCGACCTGGATGCCGTATCAGAAGAGGCAGGCGGCCAAGACCGAGGCGCTCGAGAAGCAGGTGGCCACCAATGCCCAGTAAAACCGCCAAGCAGCACCGCGCCATGGAAGCTGCGGCGCATGGCCGATCGAAGATCGGAATCCCGAAAGATGTCGCGAAGGAGTTCATCGCGGCCGATAGGGCGAAGAAGCCTCACAAAAAGCGGCGCTGAGCCGTGAACGACCTTGCCGAGGCCTGCGGTCCCGCCGAACGCCGTGAAGCCGCCGATCGGCCCGCGCTGCGCTACCACGGCGGCAAGTTTCGCCTTGCGACCTGGATCCTCGAGCACATGCCTGCCCACGAAAGCTACGTTGAGCCCTACGGGGGGGGGGGCTGGTGTGCTACTGCGTAAGTCTCGCAGCTCTCACGAGGTGTACAACGACCTGGACGGGGACGTGGTCACGTTCTTTCGCGTCCTGCGCGAGCCGATCGCTCGGGCCCGGCTTCTCGAGCGCATGGCTCTCACGCCTTTCGCGCGTGCCGAGTTCGACCAGGCTTACGAGGTCACAGATGATCCGATCGAGCGAGCCGCTCGGGTCGCCATCCGATCGTGGATGGGGTACGGCCCGGCGGTCGCTCAGAAGTCCACCAACGGTTTTCGCATGTCGAGAAAAGACGTGCACCTGTGGTCGAGACTGCCGGATACCCTGAGTGCTTGCGGCATCCGTTTCGAGGGTGTTCTGATCGAGAATCGCCCCGCGGTGGATGTGATGCTCCACCACGACGGGCCCGGCACCCTGCACTACGTCGATCCGCCCTACGTGCACAGTACGCGCGACCGCGCCTCCAAGCACATCCACCGGTACTACCGGCACGAGATGAGCGACTGGGAACACCTGCAACTGGTGAGCTGCCTGCAGAACCTCAAGGGCATGGTCATCCTAAGCGGCTACGACTCCCCGCTATATCGGGACGCGCTGGAGGGCTGGGAGCGCAAGGCCCATGACACCAGCGGCAGCGGCAACCAGGGATCGGTCCCGCGGACCGAAAGCATCTGGTTGAACCGACACTGCCGCGATGCCCTCGCCTCGAAGTAAGGGCAAAGGCGGCCGGCCTCCCAAGTACGACCCGGAGCGCATGCTGCCCGTGGTGCGCGCAATGGCGAAGCTCGGCGCCACGGACATGGAGATCGCCCAAGCACTGAAGGTCTCGATCGGAGCGGTGGAGTTGTGGTGTCGGACGCACAAAGAGTTTCTCAGGGCCATAAAGCCGGCCAAAGGCGTCGCGGACGATCGGGCCGAGCGCTCGCTCTTTCGCAGTGCCACCGGCTACAGCTACGACTCCGAGGAGCTGTTCCTGGTCGATGTGGTGACCGAGAAAAAGGTCCCAGGCGAGAAGCCCGAAGACCGTCCGACGATCGTCACCACGCGCACCAAGGAGGTCATCCGGGCACCGGTCGTGAAGCACCAGCCCCCGCACCCTACCTCCCTGATCTTCTGGCTGAAGAACCGCCGGAAGGACCGCTGGCGCGACTTCAAGGCCACGGAACTCTCGACCCCGCCTGGCAAGCCCTTCGAGGTGATCCACGGAGGCCCGGGTGAGCCGGAGCTCATTGGCCAGTACTACGAGCGCCTTAGGCGCTCTGGCAAGCCCTCAGCGCCAGGTGGCGCCCTTGGTGCCGATCCCGGTGCTGATCCGGGAGTGGATCCGGGAGGACAAGAACCTCAAGGACAAGGCGGCAGTCCGACGCCTGGCAAAGGCTGACCGGTACTACCTGCTCGTCCGCATCCTCGGCCGAGCCGATTGCCTGCATGACTGGATCTATGAGCGCTGCCGGGAGGTGGAGGCGAACCCCGACGGCTACATCGACATCTGGGCGCGCGAGCACTACAAATCCACGGTCATCACCTTCGCGGGCATCATCCAGGAGATTCTGCGCGACCCTGAGATCACGATCGGGATCTTCAGCCACACCAAGGGGACCGCCTCCAAGTTCCTGCTGCAGATCAAGCAGGAGCTGGAAAGCAACGAGCTCCTGAAGTGGGCCTTCCCCGAGATCCTCTGGAGCAATGCCCCCGAGCAGGCCTCCAAGTGGTCCGAGCGGGCGCTCGTCGTGCGCCGGCGCGGGAATCCGAAGGAGGCGACGATCGAGGCCTGGGGCTTGGTCGATGGCATGCCTACCGGTGCGCACTTCAAGCTCATGGTCTACGACGATGTCGTGACCGACAAATCCGTGAACACCCCCGATCAGATCCTGAAGACAACCGAGGCCTGGTCGCTCTCCTCAAATCTGTCCACGGAAGGCGGGCGCAAGTGGTACATCGGCACGCGCTACCACTTCGCCGACACCTACCAGACGATCATGGACCGAAAGTCCGCGATCCCGCGCATCCACGCGGCGACCCACACCGGCACCAAGGATGGGGTACCGGTGCTCTTCAGCCCCTTCGAGTGGGACAAGCGCAAGGTCGACTCCCTGGACTCCACCCTTGCCTGCCAGATGCTGTGCAGCCCGCTCGCAGGCTCCCAGCGGATGTTCAACGTCGAGGACCTGCAGGTGTACGAGGCCCGCCCGCGCACGCTGCAGTGTTATCTCCTGGTCGACCCGGCCCGGTCGAAGAAGAAGAACTCGGCCGACACCGCGATGGTGGTGATCGGTATCGATGTGGCCGGCAACAAGTACTTCCTGGACGGCGTCGCCCACAAGATGGACCTCATGGAGCGCTGGCGGTGGTTTCGCGATCTGTACCAGAAGTGGGTCGATGCGCCAGGGGTGATGGGGTTGGTGGCAGGCTATGAGAGCTTCGGTGCGCAGGCGGACCTGGACTACATCAAGGAACGGCAGATGCTCGAGGGCTGTCAGTTCGAGGTAATCGAGCTGGCGTGGCCTCGGGACGGGGAGGAGAGCAAACAGGATCGCATCCAACGCTTGGTGCCGGACGTCAAAGGGCACCGGTTCTATATGCCTTACCCGACCGACGATGAGCGCCTGACCCGCCTACAGCGCTCGATGATCGGAGCGGGGTACGACTACCGGATCGCGCGGCGCATCATGCGCATGGACGAGGAGCAGCACATCTACGACGTGGCCGAGCGCCTGCGCCTGCAGTTCGACTTCTTCCCATTCGGTGGGAAAGTCGATTTGATCGACGCGGTGGCCAGAATTTATGATGCCTCCCCGACGAAGCCGGAAAGCGACCTGGGCGGGGGCACCGTGGAGCCGGATGAGACGTGAGCCACCTCAGTGACTACGAGCTCGAGCAGCTTTACTCGACATCCTCAGCCGAAAATCGCAAGCTGATGGCCCGGCTCCTCGCGGAGCTGCGCGAACTACGAGAACAGGCAGGGGAGCGGGAACGCATGGCCGCCGAGGAGCGCGAGGCGTGACGGAACAGCAGCACTTCATCGACCGGCTCGCCATGCGCCGCAGCATCCCGCGCGAGGAGCTGGAGTTCGTCGACTACGGCCGGGCGATCCGCCACACTGAAACGAAGAAGGTCCTGGCGCACCGCAACCACGAGGGGTGGATCGAGGTCGGCACCGACGAAGACCGGCTGGAGGGATAGATGTCAGGACCGCTGCCGCCGCTGAACCCGAACCTCGGAAACCAGGTCACCAGCCGCCAGTTCAGCCTGCTCGAGATGGTAGAGCGTGCCTTGGGAGCAGAGTTCGCGGCTCCCGATCATGGCATCTACGAGATGAGCAACGGTCGTCGCTTTGACTCAACCGACCTTGGCACGACTGGGATCTACCGCCCGCCGGCCTTCATTCCACCGGAAGGGTATCCGGAGTAACCACAAGGGAGAGCAACATGGCACTGAAATCAGCGTACGAAGACCGACCTGCCGCGCCGCGTGAAGCCGGGCGCCTCAACATAATCATCGATGCGCTCGAGGCGCAGGTGAAGCACTCGGCGGAGCAGGCCTCGGAACTGCACAACATGGCAGACCGTCTGGTCGGCCCGGTACCGCAGGGGGTGAGCGCGGCCGACAAGGATCCGCCGTCGCATTGCGCTGCCGACCGCCTGGAGCGGCTCATCGAGCAGCTGGGCGGCACTCTCGGCTACAAGTCCGAAGCGATCGGGCGCCTCGAGCGCCTGTAACCGATGGACATCGAGACCCAGCCGCCCGGCTACTACAACGTCAGCGAGTACGTGGTCGACGGCGGGGTCTCGAGGTTCGCGGTTGAGGCGAACTGTCCGTGCGGCTGCGGCCACGGGATTTGGCTGCCGATCACCGGGCCTGGCGTGCCGAAGACCGAGCACAACTGGACGTGGGATGGGAACAAGGCCCAGCCGACCCTGGGCCCGAGCATCCGTCGGATCGGAGGGTGTGCGTTCCATGGCTACCTGCAGGGCGGGGCCTGGTCGAGTGCCGGGGATGGCGCCCCGCTCAGCCCTGCGGTATACCGTGGCGGGCCTGATCACCCGATAGAACCCAGGAGAGATCTCATGGCACCCGCCAAACCCGCTCCCGCCCCTGCACCAGCCCCCGCGCCCGCTCCGGCCGCCGTCATGGACCGCGCGACAGGTCCCGAGACAGCGCTGCGCCCGGCCCCTGCACCCGCTCCGGCCCCTCAGGCCGCTCACAAAGTCGCGGCCAATAGCCCACCTCCAGGGTACGCGAAGACCACGGACCTGCGCTTCACCGCCGGCAAGCTCGAGCAGAAGTGGGCCTCGGGCAACGATCCGACCATGGGCGTGTGGATCGAAGTCGCCGGGCAGTAAATGTCGGACCTGATCGTCCACATCGAGAAGGGTGATCCGGATGAGAGCCGGGACCTCGAACTCGCGACGGCGATCACCGGGGCGCTCGAGAAGGCATACCCGAACCACTACTGGCTGGTGAGCTTCGCCGGCCACAACCTCATCGTCCGGCACGTGCTGATCGCAAGCTGGATCACGGTGGCGACCGGACGGGAGGGTTTCGGGAGCCTGCTGCCCCGGGACAAGATCGGCACGGTGCACGAGGCGTGCGCGACCGCGGTCAAGTTCGCAGGTGCGCTGCTCGAGGCCTTCAAGCTGCCACGAGGAGCCTGGAACGGGACCGTCATGCCGGTTATCCCGGAGGACCTGAAGACGGAGATCCTGGCCCGTCGACAGCTGCGCGGCTGGGGACTGCGATGAATACACCAAAGTGGGCCTGCCCTGTTGTGAATCCATAAATGGAACAGGGACATGCAGGCCCCAACACTGAGGCCGCCCCGGCGGGGGAGATCCCCCGCCGGGTGCGCCCCGTCGATCGTAAGGGACAGCGCATGCAGCCCATGGCCGGTGAGCGTCAGAAACTGATCGGCGCGCAGCTGGAGACGGTGGCCTTCGCCAACCGACGCAAGAAGAACCGGGTCAGGCGAGAGCTCGCCAAGGCCTCGAGGAAGCGCAACCGATGACCGGAATCAGGAAGGTACCTGCCGACTTTCGGCCGAACTCGAAGCCGGCGACGCACCTCATGGCGGACATGGAGGCCGTCGTCGATCTGATCACCCTGCACGATAGGCTGGGCCGTCCGCACAGTTACGCGCGCACCGAGCGCGGGTACCACGTGCCGATCGAGTGCATGCGACACGAGGACATCCGGGCAGCGCTGGGCGGGCGTCGTGGCATCTAACAATCGCTACAAGCCGTACGTCAGCCCCAAGGGCCCTCAGGAGGCCCCGCACCAGCCCGACCCGCCCGAGGGCAACGCGCCGCTTGAGCGCATGGCAGACGAGCGCGAGCAGGCCGGCGGCCCGGTCATGCGGCCTCAGTCACCCCCGCAGATCAGCAAGGACGCCCAGGGCAACGGGCAGCGCGACTCGCTGCACGAGGATGCGTCCGCGGACATGCCGCCAGGCGGAGGTGGGGGCGACGGTGGGGATGAGGAGCCGCCGGACGATGAGGAGGAGGATCCGGAGGACGAGGAGCAGCCGGACTGGCAAGCGCGGGCGACGGCGGCCTACCGCGCCTCCACCGACTTCATGGACTCGAACTTCAGAAAGCCCCTCGAGGACAGCCTGCGGGCCTTCAACAACCAGCACCCGCAAGACTCGAAATACAACACCGAGACCTTCCGGAAGCGCAGTCACCTCTACCGCCCGAAGATCCGCTCGATCAACCGCAAGAACGAGGCGGCGCTGTGCGCCGCGCTCTTCTCGAACCTGGATCTCATCGAGTGCTCGGCGACCAACCCCTCGAAGCTCGACTCCATCGTAGGGGCCGAGGCCATGCAGGCCCTGCTGCAGGAGCGCCTCACGGTCACCATGCCGTGGTTCCAGTTCGCGGTGGGGAGCATCCAGGACGCCCAGGTGCAAGGTGTTGTCATCGCCCACAGTTTCTGGAAGTACTCCGCGCACGGCCGCGGCCACGAGTACACGATCAAGAAGGACCAGCCCTGCCAGGAGCTGATCGCCCTTGAGAACTTCCGCTTTGACCCCTGCGCCCAGTGGTACGACGTCGTCGGCACGAGCCCCTACCTGATCCACATCATCCCCATGTACATCGGGGCGGTGAAGGAGCGGATGCGCTACCCGGACCCGAAGGGCCGCAAGTGGAAGCTGTTAGAGGATGATGAGATCGCCGCCTGCGTCGTGAACGATGATGAGTCCACCCGGGCGGCGCGCAACAACTTCAGCCAAGACCCGACCCAGCAACCCCGGGAGGTCGGCGACTACGACATCGTCTGGGTGCAACGCCACATCCACAAGTGGCGCGGCGAGGACTACGAGTTCTACATGCTGGGCGACCGGCACATGCTCACGAAGCCTGAGCCCCTGGTCGACAACGTCTGGTTCGGGGAGCGCCCGTACGTCGTAGGCACGTGTGCGATCGAGACCCACAAACCGATCCCCACCTCCCTCAACAACCTGCTGCGGCCCCTGGCGGACGCGGCCAACGATATCGACAACCAGGCGAGCGACAACCTGAAGTTCATCCTGAACAAGCGCTGGCTCGTCAAACGAGGGCAGAACGTCGACACCGCGGGCATGACCCGGAACATCCCGGGCGGGGTGACGATGGTCAACGATGTCGAGAAGGACGTGAAGGAGATCACCTGGGCGGATCTGCCACAAAGCGTCAGCGTGGAGAAGACCCGGATCGATGCCGACTTCGACAACCTGGGCGGTAATTTCAACCCGATGCAGATCGCCCAGACCCGCACCCCGCGCGAGAGCTTCCGGACCGTGAACGCCGTGCAGTCCCCGGCGATGATGATGACCGAGTACACGCTCATGACCCTGGTGCAGACCTTCCTGCTGCCGGTCCTGCGCCAGCTCGTGCTGCTCGAGCAGTACTACGAGACCGACGAGCAACTGCTGGCGATGGTCGGGGAGAAGGCGAAGCTGATGGAGCGCTTCAACGTCAGCAAGCTCACCGATGACATGCTCACCGCGAAGATGGTGGTGAATGTGAACCTTGGGATGGGGGCGACGGACCCGACCATGAAGCAGCAGCGCCTGGCCGCCTGCTTGCAGCAGATCCAGGCGCTCGCCGCAAAGCCCGTGCCGGGCCTGGACCTGAAGGAAGTCTTCAAGGAGCTCTTCGCGCTCGCCGGCTACCGCGACGGGCTGCGGTTCCTCCAGGAGCAGGCCGACCCTCAGGTCGCGGCGATGGCCAAGACCATCCAGGCGCTGATGAAGAAGCTGTCCGTGTACGAGGTGAAGGACAAGAACCGGGAGCGCGAGGCGAACGTCAAACTCATCACCAGCCGCGAGGGCAACATCACGAAGTTGGCCCTGGCGGGCAAAGAAGACGATCATCAGTCCCGCCACCTGCTGATCGGGCATCTCCTGGAGCTCGAGAAGCTCGACAAACAGCAGGCGAACCAGTCCGCCCTGCAGGCCGAAGGGGCGATGCAGTCGCAGGCGCAGCAGGCCCAGAAGCCACAGCCACAACCAGGAGCCGGCAAGGCCGCCTAAAGCGATGTCGATACCAGGGGAGGAGATCCAGTCGGAGCTCGAGGGCGAGCCGACCGGGCAGATCGCGATCTTTGGCCGCGAGGTCGAGATCTTCATCGAGGAGGACCCGATCGGGAAGTACCTCATCGAGCGCGCGCGGGCGGACATCCAAGAGGCCCAGGATGATCTTCTGGACGTGGACCCCTCGAAGGTCGAGGACGTGCGCAAGCTTCAATTCAAGGCCGCCGTAGCCAACCGCGTGCGCGTATGGCTGGGCGAGGCCATCCAAAACGGTCGCGCTGCCGCGGCACAACTGCAACTGGAGAGGGACGAACATGGCTCTTGATCTATTCGGCCGGAAGTACCGGGAGCAGAACCGCGGCGAGGGTGGTGAGGGCGCGCTGCCGCGGGAGAGCCCGGCGGATGTGAATGCGCGGGGCAACGCCCGAAGGCTCGCGATGATCGAGCAGGTGGGAAAAACCGCGGACGGTAAGCGGGCCGATGAGCTGCAGGACACCGACGGGCAGAAGGTGACGGGCCGCTTCGATGGCGGCGCCTTCGATGACTCACCCGAAGCGCGCGAGAAGGCACAGGAGCGGGCGGATGAGGAGGAGCGCCAGGCCCGCGAGGAGCAGGAGGAGCGCGCGCGCCTTGCCGAGGAGGAGGAGACGGCCGATGAGCGCCGTGCTCGGGAGCTTCAGGAGGAGGGAGGCGAGCAGCCGACCGGCCGGCAGCGCCAGGCCCCCGCTGATGAGACCCAGGCCGGGGATGAGAAGGTGGTGGACGGGGTCAAGTACTACCTCACCATCGTCGATGGGGCCGAGAAGTGGCTCACGTTGAAGCAGCTGCGCGAGCATGCCGCGGTCGTCATCAACACCGAGGAAACTTTACAGCGCGCTCAGGACGCGCTACAACGCTCCTCGCAGGCCGCTCCGTCCCCAAAGGATGAGCCGGTCGAGGTCTCAGAAAAAGACCTGGAGGACATCATCCTCTCCGCAGCAGTGGGTGAAGAAGGAGCGGTTCGGAAGCTGGCACAGATCCTGGCGAGCCGGCCCAAGGGTGTAGACACCCAGGCCATCGGCAGGCAAGTCGCCCAGCAGATCGCGACGCAACGCGCTATCGATGATGCAGAGACCGAGCAGCAGGACTTCCTAGGCAACGCGGTCCTCGCCCCGATCTTCCGGATGAAACTCGGTGAGTTCGCCCGGCAGAAACCGAAGACGCCCATCAAACAGGCGTACGCGGCGGTCGGTGAGGAGATGCGGCGAGACTTCGCCGCGATGCTCGCCCCGAAGAAGGACGGCCTGCAGGCCCGAGCAGAACGAAAGCGCACGATCGTGACCCCCCCGGAGGGCGTGGCTCGGCAACGCACCCAGGAGGTGAGCGATCAGGAGCCCTCGGTGAGTTCGGACATTGACGCCATCGCGAAGCAGCGAGGCCAAGCCCGAGCGATCCGCCAGGGAGGTCGCAATCGTTAGACGGGGCCGAACCGCACACCTGAAGGCCCCACAGGGGTCTTCACGTGGCAGGTCAAGTCTGGGCCGTCAACACTCTCGGCGGCTACTTCTACAGCCGCCAGCTCTCCAACGTCCTGCGCATGAACGTGCAGCCGTTGACCAAATTCCGCCAGTTCGCCGACGTGCACGATGCGGCGCAACAGGGCAAGCGCAAGGGTAATACCTTCACCTGGGATGTGGTCTCAGATGTCGCGCAGGTCGGCCAGGTGCTGGTTGAGACCAACACCATGCCCGAGACCAACCTGACGATCACTCAGGGCACCCTGACCATCACCGAGGCCGGAAACTCCATCCCCTACAGCGGGTTCTTGGACAACCTCTCGAAGTACCCGGTCGAGGACATCATCAAGAAGGGCCTGAAGAACGACACCGTCAAGTCGTTGGATCGGCTGGCCTGGGGCCAGTTCAACCAGACCCTGATTCGCGTGATCCCCGTTTCCGGCACGAGCGCGGTTGCCATCACCCTGTACACGAACGGCACGGTGACCGGCACCAACTCCATCGCCTACTCGAACGCCCACGCGAAGGCGATCGTGGATGCGATGAAGGAGCGCAACATCCCCGCGTACATCGCGGATGACTACTACTCCCTTGCCTGGCCCACGACGCTGCGGACCTTCAAGAACGCGCTCGAGGGCATCCACCAGTACTCGGACACGGGCTTTAATCTCATCATGAACGGTGAGATCGGCCGCTATGAGAACGTCCGGTACATCGAGCAGACCAACATCGCCAAGGGCATCGGCTCCACCGGCATCGCGGCAGCCTCCGGCGGTGACATGGTGCAGTGGACCAACGGGCAGTCCGACTGGATCTTCTTCTTCGGCAACGACACGGTCGCCGAGGCGATCGCGGTGCCTGAGGAGATGCGCGGCAAGCTCCCGAGCGACTTCGGCCGCTCGAAGGGCATCTGCTGGTACTACGTCGGCGGGTTCGGGATCGTCCACACCCTGGCGATCAACACCCGCATCGTGAAGTGGGACAGCGCCGCCTAAGGAACACCAAAACGGTGCGGGCCTGAGGGCCGCTCTCCCCGCACCCTGATCGACCCAACCGCGAGGGCCCGCACCGGAGTACTCGAACCGTGGCTCAGAACAACGCAACCCGCTCGCTGCCCTACGACCACGTCGCGGTGCAGGCGCGCTACGCCTACCAGTTCCTGGTCTCAAGCGCAGGATCCGGCGGCACCCCGTCGGTGAAGTTCTACGCCCACGCGGCGATCGTCGTGTACGGGGTGACCTTCCACACGGTGGTCCCGGGCACCAGCACCTACACCGTCTCGGGCGTGGCGACGAACCCCGCGACCCAGATCTCGGCGCTGTACTTCAGCAACACGAACACGACCGGCACCGCGGTCTCCACCGGCACCAACACCATCGGCCCCTTCACCCTGGGCGGCACCGGCTCCTCGGGTACCGCGACGAACTACTTCGTCGGGGGCACCCAGGGCGGCATTGCTGGCGGCTATCAGGGCCCCTACGCGCTCAACACCCTGGGCGGCACGAACACCTCCCTCACCTGGGGTACGAACACGTACGTCGTGGGCAGCGCGAGCTCCGGGCAGACCCAGGTGGGAAGCCCCGGTGTGCCAGGCGGTATCGGCATCGGGGGCTTGCCGATGAATGCCGGGGATCAGCTGAACTTCGTGAACGGCACGGACACCTCCGCCACCTGGATCGCGATCCTCGAGTGGGGCTACCAGGGCGTCAACGGCGCGATCGTCGCCTAAGGGGATCCCATGGCCCTGACCCAACAGAACGCGCAAAGCCCGAGCTACTTCTCTCGCCAAGGGATGGTGCTCGGGTCAAACGCCGCAGGCTCGGGAGGCGCGACCTCAAAGTTCGTGGCCTACGCGCAGCTGCAGCTGTTCTCGATCAACCTCCTGCAGCAGGTGCTCTCAACCAGCACCTACACGGTAGGGGGCGTCGGCACCGGCACGATCAGCATCATGCAGATGAACCTGATCATCGTGCAGAACACGAGCACCACGACCACCGCGGCCCTGTCGACCACGACGATCGGGCCCTTCTACGCGGGCGGCTCGGGCACGGTCGGGCAGCTGAACGTGTACAACCAGTACGCCCTCAACACCACGACCGGCACCCAGGGCCAGGGCGGGGTGCTTGTGCCCCAAGGGGCGCTGGTGTATGCCATCACCGGCACCGATGCGACCGCGGTCGCGGCCGTCACTGTTGACTACCAGGCCGCCGTGGGCGCGCCGCTGACGATCTAGGAGCTTCCATGAAGGCATCAGGAACGTACGAGTCCCCGCAGACCGCGAAGGATGGCCTCTCGACGGGGCAGTTTGGCGGCAAGTCTCCGGACGCGCGCGCGATCATCAAGAGCGCGAACGCCCGCGGCGCCAAGCGTCACGACATGCACGGCGGCAACATGCTGGCCGATGAGGGTGTATTGCCGACCTCCGGCGGGCAGATGGTCGAGAAGGATGGAATCGACGATCACGGGTATCTGACGAAGAAGGGCCTGGAGTACGGTCCTCAAGCCTTCTACAACACCCTGCCTCCCGGCATGGACATCGAGGACCAGGAGAACATCGACTCCCGGAAGATGGAGCTGCGCACCTACAAGGGCGGTCTGTCCTACCCCGACGACGGCGGCTTCTAAACCGCCATGTCGAGGATCGTCCAGGAGAAGTTCGAGGTCCGACCCGAGCAGAAGCCGGAAGGCACTGAAGGCGGGGGCTGGGTCTCGGACAAGCGCGCGCGCGGGGCGCATGGCATGCAAACCCGGGATCGGATGTCCGGCAAGTTCGAGCCCTACCACGGGGACATGCTGAACACGCTCCCTCCTGGCTCCGACATCGCTGATCAGGAATTCCTGGATGAGGGCGCGCAGCGGATGGCGGAGACCTTCAACGGCACCCAGGCGACCAACGATGTGACCCCGACCTCGCTGCGCACCGGGTTTGACAGGAAGATGCTGCGGCCGACCGATGACATGTACACGCGCGAACACAACGACGCCTTCTACGACACGGTAGAGGTCGACGGGGTGGAGGGGTTCGTCGAGCGCAACAACTACTTGGACCGGCTGTAATGCCGCAGGTCCTGGGCGTCGGAAACCTCCAGTACACGGTCGTGAACACGGCCGGCACGACCACGCTCAACCCCGGCCAGGCCTCAGGGATCCAGTCCCAGTGCAGTGTGCTCGGAGGCGTGGTCGCGGTGGCGGTGGGCGCGACCTGGGCCTTCACGCTCTACGACATCATCCCGGCAAGCCCCGGACCCGGCGGGCCTGGGATCACGACCAACACGCTGCTCAACGGCACCGCGACCGCCGCGGGGCAGCAGTTCCCCGCGGGCCTGAACGGGGACAACGTCCGGTACCGCGGGTCGCTCGTCATGGTCACGACCGGAACCCCGGGCGCTTTCAACGCCCTGTGGGACTGAACATAAGGGGAGAGAGATGGCACTGCCCAAGAACACGAAGCTGCCGGCCGAGCCGGTGAACTCAGAGCAAGCCGAGGCGCTGGAGGCCGAGAGGGCCGCCCAGGCCGCCCAGGAGCCCGCCACGGCGCCCATCGCGGCCCCCGGGCCGTCGGTCGGGGAGCTCGAGGAGCGCGCCGCTGAGGCCGAGACGCGGGCGGACGCGGCGGAAAACCGGGTCGCCCAGTTCGAGGAGGAGATGCGGATCCTCAAGGAGCAGATCGCCCAGCTGATGCGAGCCCAGCGTGCGGCAGGAGTCCCGCGCGCGACCGCGATCGAGGTGATGCCTCAAGAGGGCCGTCGGGAGGGGGATCCGGTGTTTGAGGAGGATGAGCCGTACGGCATCGTCGTGGGGGATCCGGTGGTCGGTTACGTGCAGCGCGGGCACCAGTTCGCGCGCGATCACAAGTACATCGCGACCGAGGAGAACCGGGGCAGCCCCCGCGCCTTCAACCCGCGCCTGATCGGTGTGACGAAGCCTCGCCCGGCCCTGCAGGCGGCCGACCCGCTCGCGGACTTCCGCGACGATCCGCGCCGCGCCGCCCAGTAGGAGAAGACCCATGGGGGAGCGACCGCACTCCCTGGTCGACCCCATCGTCGCCCAGGCGATGTGCAGGCTCGCCCAGGGCACGCCCAGAGGCTGCTTTGTCGAGGTCGGGGTCTACCACGGCGGCACCGCCTGGTTCCTGGCCCGCGCCGCGGCCGAGCAGATGCGCCCCTTGTACCTCTACGACACCTTCACCGGGATCCCCTACCGGGATGACTCGATCGATGCGCACCAGGTCGGGGACTTCTCCGACACGAGCGTGGAGGAGGTCCAGGCGGTCGTGCCTTACGGGCTGTGCATCCCCGGGGTCTTCCCCTCCAGTGCGATCGAGATGGGCCCGGTCGGCTTCGTGCACCTGGACTGCGATCAGTACCGAAGCTACCGGGATGCGCTGTGGTACCTGCACTCGCGCATGGTGAAAGGCGGGGTCATCTGGTGTGATGATGCGGACTGCCTGAACAGCGCCGGCACCGCGGTACGCGAGTACTGCGAGGCGAGTGGCCGGCCGCTCATCCGGGCCGAGAAACTCTACATACAATTTTGACAGGGGAGACACCATGACCTGGGATATCAACGCGCCGCAGGGCAACGAGAGCGGCAAGATCAAGTGGGAGATCGTGCCGTGGACGCGCGGGCGGGGCCTGGATTTAGGCCAGGGCCTGCAGAAGACCTACCCGCACTTCATCGGGGTCGACAACGGCAAGGACGGTACGCTTTTCGGGCACCCGATCTGCCCGGACGTGCGCTGCAAGACCGCGGCGGACCTGCCGATGTTCGCCTCAGGGTCGATGGACTTCGTGTTCGCAAGCCACCTGCTCGAGCACTTCCCGCTGCAGGAGGATGACCCGCGCAAGTGGTCAAACCCCATGGCGCGCGCGCTCGCCGAGCGGCAGCTGCTTGAGAGCCACACCGCAGGGCAAGCCTTGAAGGAGTGGATGCGGGTGCTCAAGCGCGATGGGTACCTGGTGCTCTACGTCCCGGACGAGGATGAGTACCCGAAGGTGGGCGAGGAGGGCGCGAACGCCGATCACTGCTTCAACTGCAACTACGAGGTGATCGTTGACCTCATGAAGGCGACCGGGTGCGCCTGGGACCTGGTCGATTATCAGAAGCGCAACGGGGGCAACGAGTACTCGCTCTTTTTCGTGTTCCGCAAGACCGGCTCCGGCCAGCACTTCAGCCACGCCAAGCGGCTGAAGCCCGCCAAGACCTGTGGGGTGGTGCGGTACGGGGCCTTCGGGGATCTGCTGCAGCTCTCAAGCGTCGCCGCGGGCTTAAAAGAGCAGGGCTACCACGTGACGCTATACACCTCCCCGCCCGGTAATGAGGTGATCGAGTTCGACCCGAACATCGACCACTTCTACTTGCAGGACAAGGATCAGATCCCGAACCACCTGCTCGGGGAGTTCTGGAAGTACGAGGCGGCGAAGTACGACAAGTGGGTGAACCTATCCGAGTCGGTGGAAGTGACGATGCTGTCGATCCCGGGGCGCACGCCCCACACCTGGTCGCCCCTCGCCCGGCACCGCTACATGAACCACAACTACGTGGAGATGCAGCACGCGATCGCCGGCGTCCCGCACAACCCGCGGGTGCGCTTCTATGCCACCCCTTCCGAGCAGGACTGGGCGAAAAAGGAGCGCGTGAAGCTCGGCGGCACACCGCTCGTGCTGTGGGCGCTGACCGGATCCAGCGTCCACAAGACCTGGGGAGGCCTCGACCGTACGATCGCGAGCATCCTGACGGAGTTCCCGCTCTCCCACGTGGTGCTGGTTGGCGGCCCTGATGCGGCGATCCTCGAGGCCGGGTGGGAGCACGAGCCGCGGGTGAAGTGCCGCTCGGGCAAGTACTCGATCAGGGAGACGATGAGCCTCCTCGAATACGTGGATGTGATGGTCGGCCCCGAGACGGGCGTCATGAACGCCGGCTCCTCGCTCAACTGCCCGAAGGTGGTCTTCCTCTCGCACAGCACCCACGAGAACCTGACCCGGGACTGGGTGAACACCACTAGCATCGCAAGCCTCAAAACCACCTGCCCGGGCCGCGGGGACAACGAGGCGCCCGCCTGCCACCAGATGCACTACAACTGGGAGTTCTGCAAACAGTTCACCGAGGAAGGCCACCCCCAGGCCGGCACCGCGCAGTGCCAGGCGGACATTGACGGGGAGGCGGCCTGGGACCTCATCCGCCGCGCGATCGCCTCCACCCAACCGACCCAGCTGGTGATGAAGGCGTAACGGGAAGTGACCGCACTCAACATCGGCGGGATGCTCTCGTTGCCGGCGAACCAGCCGAGCACCTCCGGCGCGTATTACAACTTCTCGGTCACGCGCGACCAGATCATCCGTCAGGCGATGTTGGACATGGGGGCGCTGCAGGAGGCTGAAGTTCCCACGGCCCAGGAGACAAGCGACATGGCGCGTCTCCTGAACATGATCACCAAGCAGTGGATGGGCAACACCGACTTCGCTCCGGGCCTGAAGGTGTGGACCCGAAAACGCGGCGAGCTTTTCATGTCGCCCACCCAGTATGTCTACGGGCTAGGTCAAACGAGCCCGGACAACTGGATCGAGTCCACCACCGGCCTCTCCTACCCGAACAAGTACGGCCAGACCAACGTCTCAGCGAGCGTGGTGGCCGGCACTACGGTGATCCCGGTCGCAAACACGAGCCAGCTCAATATCCTGGACTACATCGGGATTCTGATCAGCGGGACGATCTTCTGGACCACGATCAGCGCGATTGGGGTGGGCACGGTCACGATCCCCGCCCCTGGCCTGCCGAGTGCCGTGACGGGCTCTGCTGCGACCTACGTGTGGAACTACACCAACAAGGCCGTGCGGCCCCTCGCGCTCATCACCGCGACGTTGCGGGACATTTACGCCAACGACACCCCGTTGAGGATCTTCACCACGGTCGAGGAGTACGAAGCGCTGCCCACGAAGACCGCCCCGTCGAACGTCGCGGACCCGACGGCAGTGTTCTACGAAAGCCAGTTCAAGAGCCAGACCCCGACCGGACGGCTGTACCTGGATGTGGGCGGCGCTCAGGATGTGACCAAGCACCTGCACCTGGTCTTCCTCGCCCCGACCGAGGACTTCCTGAACCCGGGGGATGCGCCGGACTACCCGCAGCAGTGGTACGACCCGCTCACCTTGGAGCTCGCCAAGCGCGGCGCGCCGATGTTCGACTGCGCATGGACCACGGACCTTGAGGAGCTGCGCAAGAGCGCGATCGCCATCGCACAGCAGGGCGACCCTGAGCAGTCGGCCGCCTACTTCGTCGTCGACGGGGATGACCCGTACGGCCCATGACCGCCAGGCTCAAAAAGATCAAGCTCTTCGGGGAGGGGATCTTCTCCAAAAGCCCGGTGGTAACCCGCCAGCGGCGCCTGAACTGCTACCTCGAGCCACGCAAGGATCAGGACAAATCCTCGATCGTGTGCTACGGCACCCCGGGCTTGCGGTTCCTCTTCAACGCCTCCACCCCTCAGAACCAGCCGATGCGCGGCATGGTGGGCAACGACTCGGCCTTCTACACGACCTCCGGGAACCTCGTGCAGTCGCTGAGCCAGTCGGGGGCGGTACTGGCCTCGGCCGCAATCGGCACGAGCACGGGCCTGGTCGGCATGGCCTTGAACCCCACGCAGCTCATGGTGGTGGACGGTCAGGCCGGCTACGTCATCACCATGACAGGCTTCACCGAGACGGTGGTGGGCGGGTCCTTCCCGAACGGCGCGCGCACGATCGCCTACTGCAACGGGTTCTTCATCTGCGAGCTCCCAGGGACGAATGAGGTCTTTGTCTCAAACCTGAACGATGGCACCACCTGGAGCGGGCTGTCCTTCTTCACCGCGGTCCAGTCGATCGACGGGGTGATGGCGGTCGATCAGCTGGGCGGCATCCTGATCGTCTTCTCAAGCGGGCATGTGGAGTTCTGGCAGAACCAGGGCTCCACCCCGGAGCCCTTCGTCTACATCGCGAACTCCGCCACGATGTACGGGCTCGAGGCCGTGTACGGCCGGGTGCACGTCGGGGACTCGCTGCTCTTTCTCGCCCACACGGGCGGCGGCAGCTTCCAGGGCTCCTCGGGGTCGTTTCAGGTGTGCCGGATCAAAGGCTACGCGGTGGATGTGGTCTCCACCCCCGACATCGACAACATCCTGCAGACGATGGCTCGCACCAGCATCATCACCGACTGCACCTGCCTGTCCTACCAGATCGACTCGCATCACTTCGCGCAGTTCAACTTCCCCACGGCGAACCGCTCGCTGCTGCTCGATACGACCACGGGCCTGTGGAGCGAGGTGCAATCCGGGATCACACAAGGCTACGCCGCGCGGCACTTGGCGAACTTGGGCGCCCAGGCTTATGGGCAGCCTTACCTGTCCGACTACAGCAACGGGAACCTTTACACCCCGGATCCAACCGTCTTCACCGACAACGGCAATGTGATCGTGCGCGAGGTCGTGACGCCGTGCGCGCTCGAGGACTTCAACACCTTCCGGGCAAGCCAGATCTACCTCGACATGCAAACCGGCGTGGGTCTTTCCACACCAGGGCTGCAGGGATACTACCCGCAAGTGGCCCTCTCGATCGCCCGGGACGGCCGGGACTTCGGGGTCGCCCGCTACTTCCCGCTAGGAGCCTTGGGGCAGTACTGGACGCGCGTGAACAGCCGGCGCTGGGGCCGCATGAAGCAGGGGAACCTCAAGATCCGGATGACCGATCCTGTGCCCTTCGTCATCACCTCCGGGGCGATGATGACCTCGATGCGCGCCGGCCGACCCGCAGGGAGCCGCTGATGGCATCACCCCTGGGAGGCCTCCCGCAGCCGCCGATGTTTGTGACGTTGGGGAATGCCATCGTCAAGTTCACGAGCGAGTGGGCCGGGTGGTTCTCCACCGCCCAGCGTATCCTCACCGCCGCGAGCTCCTCGGGGCCGACCACGAGCAGGCCCACGGCGGGGCAGTTTGTCGGGATGCCCTACTTTGATACGACCCTTGGGATCCCTGTGTGGCTGAAGACCCCCGGGAGCTCGCCTGTGTGGGTGAACGCGAGCGGTGCACCGGTATGAAGAACTTCTTTCGCCTGGGGGCGGGCCTGAACATGACCCCGCTGATGATGGAGCTGATGCGCCAGCCGCACCTGTGGCGGGAGGACACCTACCTTCGGGACTACCCGCAAGGGCCCTTCAAGGACGTGGAGACCGTGTTCCTGCGCTTCCCCCCCGCGAGCGTCACCGAGCTTGAGCGATCGCAGAAGGACCAGCACGAGTGCGTGTGGATGGACGGGTGGCTGCACCTGCCCGCCGCGCGCCCGCTGGTGTTCGCCCTGATGGCCCAGGTCGCGGGCGAGCGCATCGGCCGGGTTATGCTGAACAAGATCGTGCCGGGTGGGCGGATCTACCCGCACGCCGACACCCCGGTGCACGCCCAGTACTGGGACCGGTTTCACTACGTCGTCTCCTCCACCCCCGGGGTGCTGTTTCGCTGCGGGGAGGAGACGGTGAGCATGGGGACGGGGGAGCTTTGGTGGTTCCAGAACGAGCTCGAGCACGAGGTGGTCAACAACTCGGCGAGCGACCGAATCCATCTGATCATCGACATTCGATGCCAGCACCTGCACTTCAAGGCCGCGACCGCGCAGACCCCGCCGGACCCTGAGCAGGGGATCGAGACGCCATGATCACCGTCGCGGTCGAGGAGCTGCACCGGTGCCTCGAGGAGCTAGAGCCGCTCTTCGACCCGCACTGGCGCGAGCTTGCGTTGAATCAGGACAAGGTGCCTCTCTGCCCGAACTATCCGCTGTACCTGCAGCGCGAGGCGGCAGGGGAGGTGCTGTGCGTGGTGGCGCGCGAGCGAGGAGCCGTGGTCGCCTACTTCGTGGGGTTCATCGCCCCGGGCATGCACTACATGACGTGCCTTACGCTCACGATGGACATCTTCTGGATCCACCCGGAATACCGGGCGACCGACTCGTTAAGCCAGCTCGAGGAGGACATGCTCGCGGAGCTGCTCTTCGCGACGGTGAAGACCGAGGCTGTACGCCGGGGCGTGAAGCGGCCATTCTACGGCTCCAAGGTGCACAAGGACTGCGGCCGGTTCTTCGAGCTGCAGGGTCTGGTGGAGGTGGATAGGTACTTCTCCGGATGGTGGGGTGAGTAATGGTCGCAGCAGCAATCATCGGTGCCGGAGTCATCGGGGCGGTGGGCAGTTCCGTCGCGGCGGGCAGCGCCGCCTCGGCCACGACGAGCGCGACGAATGCAAACATCGCGCAGCAACAGTCCGCGCTCGCCCAGCAAGCCACCCTCTCCCAGCCCTACCGTGACTTAGGATCCGCCGCGATCCCACAGTACGAGGCGCTGCTGGGCATCGGGCCGGCCGGCGCCGCCGGCATCGGGCCTGCACTTGCCGCGACTCCGGGGTACCAGTTCACCCAGCAACAGGGCGAGACCGGGATCTTGAATGCGGCCTCCCTGGGCGGTGGGGTGGGCGGCAATACGCTTGCGGCGCTGGACACCTACAACACGGGCCTTGCCTCCGGTACCTACCAGAACGAGGTGGCTGACATCGGAGGCGCGGTGGCATCAGGCCAAGCCGCGGCGGCCGGCCAGGCGCAGAACGTCGGCACCTCCGCTGCGAACATCGGCAACGCCCTCACCAACCAGGGCAACACGACCGCGGGGATCGATGCGAACCTCGCCGCAGCGCTCACCAAGACCGCGGGGAACACGGCGAACCAGTACATCGACTACTCGACCCTGCAGTCGCTGCAGGCCCAGCAACAGCCGATCTCGGTGTAGCCATGGCACAGTTTG